AGGTCTCCGCATTGACTGTAGGTGAAGAGGCCATATTTAGCGTAAAAGTCAAAAGTCATGTGATGTCACAAACCGGAAACTGGACAAACTAATATTATAGTCCAGTGACGGTGACACCGTTCACTATAAATACTTCGCGCATCCCCTGTGTGCGAGTGGGAAGTGTCGTAGACACCGTAGGGAACTTCATCACGAGGAGGGGTAAGCGACAAATGGCCTACACTAAATCAAGGCGGTCTGCCGTCAGACCGCTTCGCCGCAACAGCCGATTCGTCAAGAAAAGAACAGTGCGCCGCTCTACCGTTCGCCGCTCGTATCGCCGTCCAGGCAGACGTCCAGGTATGACTCGCAAGCGCATCCTAAACATCACTAGTCGCAAAAAGCAAGACAACATGCGGTCCATGTTTACCACACCTTTTGGTTCAGAGGATACTCCAGGTCCAATCGTCATGACAGGGGATAACTCGTACGAGTTTTTGTGGATAGCCTCAGCTCGAGACAACGTAATTGCCGGAACAGAACCCGGTGTGTTCCAGACCAGCCAACGCACTGCCACGTCATGTTTTATGCGAGGCTTGAAGGAAAGGTGGGAAGTTCAGACAGGCTCCCCTGCGCAGTGGCAACACAGGCGCATTGTTTTTACGTACACCGGAGATGAAATCATCCGTGTCAACGATGATCCGACGGATGGTGTTGGAGAACTCTTTAAGGAGTTGTCTACTGGTTACGTACGCGCATTCCCCTCCCTGTACGACGTTACAGATCCTCGTACCCAAGCAATTCAGAAACAGGTTTATGATCGGGTCTTCAAGGGTACTCGTGGTCGGGATTGGATCAACACGGAGAACGCTAAGGTCGACACTGACAAGGTCCGTGTTCTTTACGACAAGGTCTCACACATCCGAAGTAGCAACGATAGGGGTGTTATCACCAGGCGCAATTTCTGGCATCCCCTCAACAGAACTCTTGTCTACGACGACGATGAGAATGGTAATTCGACCGTCAACTCTCCGTTCTCTGTTGAGAATCCGAAGAGTCTCGGTGATGTCTATGTTTATGATTTGTTCTCGGCAGGTTTAGGTTCCACAGAAGATGATGAGTTGCAGATTACTGCTCAAGCTACTCTGTATTGGCACGAAAGATAGGCTCTCCTACATAGACAAATATACAATTTCCTTCCATCCATTGAACATCATCATCATCCAACTCAAGCCTAGGGTCCTTGTTGGATATCCATATTGACATTCGTCCCCATTTAAAAAGAATGGGTTCCCTGTATAACTGCTTTACCATGAAGCAGGACTGGCATCCAAGCCAATCCTTGAATCCTGGGAAGAACTTGATTCCACCTCTGATATCGTCGAATATAGCGTAACGGGCAGATCCCCCTCCTCCAAGTGCGGCCCCTCCGCTGAAGAGTCCTCCAAAATAGATATGGGCACCCAGTGATCGTGCCCACGTGGTCTTTCCAGTCCGGGTAGGACCCCAGAGAATAAGCGATTTGCCTCTGCCTGTACAAGAGTGAGCCGAGCGAATGCGAGCGAGAGGAGGCTTGCCTCCGGAAGGTCCCCCGTGGGTCCGGCTGAGGACCCCAGGGAGGGGGACATGCTTACCTCGTTGTCCATCCAGCGAATCATCAAGTCTCCTGCACCAATCCTCAAGTTCTGGCAATGCTTCAGTGCAGAAGCGTGCATCTCCTCTTGCCGGTCCGTCGTACACGTAGTCAGGCTCAGCATACTGCCAGTCAGCAAATTTTGATAGGCTGGGAAAACTTCTGGCGAGATCAGCAGGAGCAAGTTCCCTGCAACGTGCCCAAAACTCGTCTCGAGTCTCTGCAGATATGATTGTGCTCCACACTTCATCCTTTCGGCAAACATCAGTTCCGGGTCTCCCTGGGCGCTCGAGCCCTCCTGCCACAACGTCTCCATCCTTGATTGCGTAGTCATAGCCATCCCAAGGAGTTCGGCGTGACGCGCTAATGTTTGGGTGAGAGCCAGAAACGTCTGCGAAATCAGCCCGTCGGAATCGTCTTCTACCGTTGAAATCGACGAAAGCATGCAGATGAGTCCCGCCATCAGCGTGAGACTCTCTACCGATGATACATTCTGCTCCAAGTTCAGTAAATTTTGCAACAACTTCCCAAGGATCGAGGTCTCCGCATTGACTGTAGGTGAAGAGGCCATATTTAGCGTAAAAGTCAAAAGTCATGTGATGTCACAAACCGGAAACTGGACAAACTAATATTATAGTCCAGTGACGGTGACACCGTTCACTAT